TCCGTTATATTGAGAGCCAGTCTTATTTTTACCAGTTTCTACTCCTGCATTACAACCAAACACAACAATACCAAGAAATATTGCAGCATACATCGTAACTCTTTTTGTCCATAACATAAAAGCGTCAAATGTTACTTCGGCTTCTTCTTGAGCTTCTGCTCTTGGGTCTAACTCCCCCATCCTGCGTGTTCCTCTTTGTTTCTCATTCTCACGTGACGAGTTGGAAGATAGTCACCTTGTACTTCACCAAGGCATTTAAACCCCTTGGACAGATCAAGCCACTTTTCTTTCTGTTCATGAGAATCAAATTCCATATCAAATGTTTCACCTGTGCTATTATTAATAATAGTAAAGTGCATTTATTCACCTAGTCCTATACATGGAATAAGAATGGACTGCTTACAGTTGTCTGGATAAGCAATCGCTGCCCCAAGAATAGGCATACCTACCATTCCAATAATAATAATTAGAAAGGCCCATCCTAGCCCTTTAGTAGTACAATAGTTCTCGCTCATTATTCAAAATGCTTAGCTAGCATTTCTAATCGTTCGGATGCATGACCCATAGTACTTAGCTCTTTCTGCATAGCTTCAACAATATCGCTATGTTCACCAATGCCTACAGGATGATTTAAGTAGACCTCAAAATTAGTTTTGGCCCGCTCTAGCTCACCTTCTGCGTGCATTCTAGCTGCCTTAATTAGTTGCTCTCTCATGTTCTATTACCTCTCAGTGCAAAATATAAACCGCCAACCCAAAGAAACACATGGAAGTTATCGTACAAGATAACATCCCAGAAACTTTCTGGTTGACCTACCCATATAACTCCTGTCATAATACTACAAATTGTAATACCGCTGAACCGAGTTATAATATCATTAATTTCTTTTAGCTTCTGCCATATAATGGCTCCGCCTACAAGCAAGCCAATACCAGCACCGATCTCACCGTATGCTGCAAACCACCACACAATGTAAGGCAAGTCAAAACTTTCTGCACCTTCTATTGTTACCGGTAATTTACTAAAGCCTTGCTGTAGAAAAACAATAGCCAATGGAATACGAAAAAGCCAATGACTCATACAAAATTCTGGAATTTTATTAACAATGTTTTTTATCATATCACCTCTGACTATTGTTCTCTTATTTATAAGTTCTTAAATTCCATCATAAGCCGTTTAGATTGCTCGTGATACCCAAGCCGCGTTAGTTCTGCCGCTGCCCGTGAGTACCCTATCACCTTCATAGTACGGTCTAATGAAGACCACAATCCCGACAATGGCGAGAATATATAAGACGTTATAATTGTCATTAAACCCATCCTTTCAGATTATCATTATAGTCTGTGACTAATCGATAAGATGGATCTCCCATAGCTACTCTTTTAATGTCCCCTCGAGTAATGCCAATATCATTTAATTCATAATCTGTAAGGCTTGAAAGTTCATTATAAGTGTTTCTATAGGTTTGTCTGTTACGTAGCTTCTGTAAGAAGTTCTTTAGTAGATTTGTCATTGATTACCTCGTTTTGACCAATATTGATTTTACGAGGACGCTTCTCTTCTGGTAGGACGACTTCTAAACCGACTGTCAAAATCCCATCCTTCATGTCTGCTCCAGTGACTTCTGTGTATTCGCTTAGACGATACGACTTCTTAAACCTTCGAGCACTAATCCCTTTGTGAACATAACTATTTTGATCACGCCTTTGTGGTCTATCACCTGTGATAGTGAGCACGTGGTCTTTGATTTCAATATCAATATGATCTTTATTGAAACCTGCAACAGCAAGTTCAATCTCATATTTCATATTGTCGTGTTTAATTACGTTATGTGGGGGATAAGTATCCTTCGCGTGGCTGTGAATAGACTCCAGCTGATCGAAGATGTGGTCGAAACCTAAGAATGCGTTCCGTGGATATACGAAATTACTTGTCATGTTTTCCTCCTATGACTAGCAAGGTTAAAATGGGCCCGATCATTCGGCACCCATATTATTTATATAGTGTATCTATTCAAAAAGTACATAGCAGATATACATTTTTTTACTTATTTCCGATATTATATTTAGGACAAAGTTCCCATTGATCCTTTTCTTTAAACGGAATAATTTTGATTTGCCGTAATGGCGCTAGCGGTTTAGCTTCTTCATTATTTTGAATCTCAACTAAACCCCAGTCTGACATCAAAGTAGTAATAGTGTTTCTACGTGCTACGTCGTTTTCTTCTAAATTTGCTTTCTTACCATCAAGTAAGAATAATTCTTTAAAATGTACAATAAAATATCTGCCTTGCTTATGTAATATATGGCAAGACTGAAATAGTTTTTTATCTTTTCGGGATGCGACACCTATTCGTGTCAGTGTTTCACGAACCTTTAGAAAATCGTCTGGTTCGTGTAGAGTTACTTCCAACATTGAAGTTGGAGACCACTCAACTAGTGCTTGTTCTTCCACCTTTATTCACCTTCTTCTTTAACCCATTTATTTGTTCGGGTGACAGAAGCGGCAATACTTGACGAGCTTTCTCATTGCTATAGCCATAATATTCTTTTACCACTTCGACGTCACTCTCAATTTGAGGCTTTATCCATTTAGAAAAGCGTTTACGCTTTCTAACCATATTTATAAGAAAGTCGAATTGTAGTTTATTATCGAGGTGGTGGTAGCGATTCATCTCATTAGCTAATACAACAGTATCATTAAAGTAAGAAAGTGAGCGATTAACCATAAAACTGTTATAAGCCTTTTCTGTTATATCATCTGTTATAACATCTTTTTTAGTTGTATTAATAGCATTTAAAAATTCAAAGGGATTCATAGTTGTCCTTCTATTCCACTATCTTGGCCAGGCCATTCATCAAGAAATAATCTTTTGATACCTTCTAAAGATTCAAATGTTTCTTCCGGTCCGCTGACATGAAAACACCGATGCGGGAATCCTTCTATTTGCTTTGCAAACGGATAATCGTTCCCACCTTCTTGCGTATCATCGCCAAAGAAGATAATACTATTATACAATGTTTCTAGCGGTTTGTACACCTGCCCTTTATCTCTTCCTCGTTCGCACACGTCAATACCTGTTTCTCCAGCTATTTGGGCAGAGTATGTATGGAATATTGAATTAAACTCGCTTGCTAAAACTTCTCTCTCATTATTTTTTGTGTCATAATCAATGTATTGTTTTCTTTGAGCTCTAGTACAGCCTCTACCAAGAATAGAAAAGTTCATCATACCCGGCCGAAGGTCAATATGCTTCTTGCCTGTCCTATGAGGAAATCTACTTTCTTCTAGTTTTTGCTTACACCATTGTACCATTACTTTAGACATATTAAATTCAGGAACAGATTGAACTAACTTATCATTTACCCATAATTCATTGCCTGCACATTGATAGGAACCTTTTACAACTTTAGTAATGTCTCCTAATTGTTCTTTTGTTTTGGCAAAGTCTGATCCTGTTATAATGTAAATGTCGACCTTACTAGCAAGATCCATTATTATTTCAGCATGTGCAGGATCTATCTTTTCTCTACTTGGTGTTAACGTACCATCAACATCAAATACTAGACAGTTATCCTTCTTTGTCTGTGCTATAGCATCTGTTATTCTTTTACCTAAGTTTTCGCCTGTTAGCTTTCTAGTATCAATATCTTTATTAATCCATATCTCATGATCAGGCACTTTTAAATAAAGCATAGGAACGGTTTTGTGACCTTTCTTTTTTAGAAAGGCTCTAGCTTCAGGATCTTTAGTAATGTCTAAGGTTTGAAAGCCTTCGACCTCGTCCATCTTACTCAGCATCCTTTTCATGATCTCACAATAGTGACATCTAGGTTGCGTATATAATACTAACATTAGTTATGGTCGTCCTCGTGAAAACAATTAAATTGTAATTTATAGTATTCGTTTATTATATGCTTTTTCCAATTAGCATTATCTACTAGAATCTCACATTGAGCTTCTGTAAATTTTTCAGTCATCACATATTGATTACCTATATATTCCCATATGGTGCCATTATTACCCCACATGCTAATTACTAATACAAATTCTTTCATTACTTAAACTCTACGTTTGCCATTATCTCCGTCATACAAGCTACAACGTTTAACTCATGGTCTGCCACAAAGGCATGTTTATATTGATAGTCAGCTAAAATTAAAACTAGCTGAGGTATTGACCTGTTGGCTACCGTATCTGTCATACTATCATACAAGCTACGAAATATTGTAGATGCATCAATGTCCATATTGTTTGCGACCCAATGCCTCATCTTTTTAAAGTCTTTATCTTTTAAACTTTTTACAAGATCGCTTGTATTATTAATATCCGTAGAGCTATTGCTAATATCAGACCCACCAATAGAAAGCCGCTGACACTCATTTAAAATTCTCCTCCAATCAGGAGCGTGTTTAAGAATAAGATCTGCTGCAGCTTTTTGATCTGTTTGTATACCTTCTTCTTTTAATATATATACGAGTCGTTTGTGAAATGATGCAGCTAGTGCAACCATATCCTTCTTAGTAGTATTAAACTCGTAAACACCACACCGAGAATGAAGTGGTTCAATAATACGATTCTTAAAATTGCAAGTAAGAATAAATCTGCAATTATTAGAGAACTCTTCAATAAAACCACGAAGAGCCGGCTGAGTAGATTGGGGATTTAGATAGTCTGCCTCGTCAAGTATTACAACTTTATATCCGCCTTGCAGAGAAACACTTGAAGCAAACTGTTTTATTTTACCACGAAGTGTATCAATATTGCCATCTTCTGAACCGTTGATTATAATATAATCTAAACCTAGTTCATTACATAGTGCTTTAGCAACTGTTGTCTTACCAAGACCAGCGGTACCGGTGAAAAGCATATTAGGCAATTCACCGGTATCCACCATTTTCAGAAACGTCTCTTTCAGTCGGGGAGGCAGAATCGTTTCAGAAATAAGTTTAGGCCGATATTTCTCGACCCATAAAAATTCATTTGACATAGTCTTTCCTTCATAATATATTATAACACAGTTCAATAGGAAAGTACATTATTTTTCAGCTTGAGCTTGCTCCTGCTGATAGTTCTCTGCCATTTGAATTAATTGTACACATTGATCGCGAAGCGTACCAATAGTAGAAAGCTCTTCACCTTTAAAGGCACCACGTTGACACATAGTATCAACAACTGCAATCATACTACGAGCAGCACGATTACCTGTTTCATAGATAGGAGCATGTGGATCCACTGCTTCCGTTGTTTCTTCTTTTTTATCTGACATATTATACTCCGAAGGTTGATGTCTTTTCTAAGGCAATCCAATATTCGATGCCGGTTTCTTTGTTAACAAAATGTGAAATGAGTTTTGAAGATAGTCCAACTTGATAATCACCAGGAATCATTTTTAAATTCTTAATATCAAATATAAAGTTAAAGTTCTCTTCTGTAAATTCTCCACTGATATCGATAGAGAATGCATTTGACGTTGTGTTCTTACTATCTATAACAGATAACGTGAGCACTCCGTCTTTTCCAGTAATAGAAAATTCAGTATGACCTAGAGTACTAGATGCCTTTTTAATTTTGTTTAGAGTATCATTATCTAATACAAAGTTTACATCAGTTGGTGGAGTAGCCACGTCC